CCCCTTAAAGATAAACCCCCCTCTTACAGGTGTACAGGGTGTAAGTACACTATAGTACCAACACCCCCGTTATCAATTTAATTAGAACGGCAATCTAGGAATACTAAATGTAATTCCAATCAATGCACCGCTTTCGATAGTTTTTGTAGCGTCAACACCTAAGTTTATTTTACCCACCGTAGGGTTATCTGTCAACGTTGTAGGTGGTGTAACGTACACCTGTATTGATTGTTCAAGTGTAGAAACCACATCGGTTCTAATACCTAAGAAAGACACAGGAACTGGAAATGTAAACGGTGCAGGAATGTCACACACATCTAAATCATCACCCGTAATCTGTTTAGTAGCTTTAATGAAACCAAAACAGTTTATTGTGTCCTTTGACATGTAAAGGGTCAAATTACTTGTGTCCCACCCATCATGCGCTGTAGGGTGAATATAACTACCCCCACCATGCGTGTAATAACTTCCATTGATAAGAGCGACCATAGATTTTGCAATAATATTTGCACCGATTGAATTAGGGTGTATATTATCACTGTTAACGTAATTAGGGTATCCTACTAAGCATAATGCATTGTACGGGTAGTAGTAAACGGGGTAATTATCCACGCTATACCCAATAGAGCCAAAGACGTTCCAACTATCAAAGGTTGTAAAACTAACACCACCCCAATTAGGAAACTGTAAGACTTTACAGTTAGGAAAGTTTTTGTACAATATCGCGCGTACACTTGCCGAAGCTTCTCCGATATTAGCAGAGGAATTAAAGTTTACGTCATTGATTCCGCCTAACACCACGCAATATTTTACAAGAGAATGGTCATAACTGGTGTCACCGATAGCACTTAAAGCCTGTGTATAGAATGTGTTCCCACTTATGGCATAACCAGAAGCATTTACAGCGTAGTTGTGTAGATTCAACCCTGTATATTTTGCAAAAAGGTTGGGTATTCTTTGACTTTCAATTAGGTATGACCCGTTTGGTTGATACCCAGTTGAAAAACTGTCACCGATAAATACCAACTCTGTCAGTTCATTAACTTTTTTTCCTAGTGCTTTATCAACGTCAGCAAATTTCTCTGTCGTGTTTTTGTCTAATAACACAACGTTTTGTCTTGCTACCTCATCTTTAATTTTGATTGTTTCGCCCAGAACTTCAAATTCTTTTACATATTTATCCATATTTATCTCCTTTTAATATCCCATTATAAAAACATAAAACAAAACATCAACAGCCCCGATTATTGATGACTCTACATACCCTACAATATTTGCTAATCCAGTTGCAACATGTAACGCTGGTATTACAACACGTGAGTTTGCTTGACATGTTACCTGTACCGAATAATACCCGTTAGGAAGTCTAACATCAAGTGGAATTGGTATTGTAAAATCACCGATAAACGCATTACCGTAAACGGTAGAAATATTTACATTTAAGATTTTGGAGCCAGTTAGCATATAAATTTTACCATTTGATGTATCAATTGGTATTCGTATGAATGGTGGTGATAGTACACTATTCAACGTTACTTTATCGGCACTATCAGCATTACCAGAAATATCAATATCTAATGTTGAACCACATTGAACAGGCTTACCACCACTAAAATAAACAGGTCTTGTATTATCACCCGCCGATACGTTTAGTTTTTCGGCTGTTTTAGCGGCAGTGGCACTAATAGCGTTAGTCGCAATATTAGCGGTATTAGCATTAATAGCACTATTGGCAGTGTCAGCATGTGTAGCACTATTGGCAGTATCAGCGCGTGTAGCACTGTCTGCAGTATCAGCGCGTGTAGCACTGTCTGCAGTATCAGCGCGTGTAGCACTATCGGCACTGTCAGCATGTGTAGCACTATTGGCAGTATCAGCGCGTGTAGCACTGTCTGCAGTATCAGCGTGTGTAGCACTGTCGGCAGTGTCAGCATGTGTAGCACTATTGGCAGTGTCAGCATGTGTAGCACTATTGGCAGTATCAGCGCGTGTAGCACTGTCTGCAGTATCAGCGCGTGTAGCACTATCTGCCGTTACAGCACTTTGCGCTTTACCTGTTATGTCAACATTTAATGTACTATCGCACGGTTTAAACTCGCCGTCTTCTAAATAAATAGGCAACCCCGAATTTCCTACCGTATCAGAAATGATATTACCCAACTGGTCTACTATTTTACGCGTTTCACTATCTCTTATTGGTATTTTTTCTCCCTTTAAATTAAAAGTATCAACGTACATATTACCCCACCTTTATTGTTTTCGTTTCACTGCTATAACTGTGTGTGTCTGATGTAACAATTATTTCTTTAGACAGTACAATTCTTTCATTATCTTCATCATAAATACTGTCAATCATAATTTTGTTGAAATTCTTACTAATATAATTGGTAAGATTATCATTTATATCAGCAATAATTTCATTCATTTTTTCATTCAGTTTACAGATTTCTTCGTAATAACTAAGTGCGTCACCGTAAGCTGTAGGTAGAATCGGTGTGCAACACATTTTAATCGGTCTAATCATATTTAACCCTCCTTTACCATATATTCATAAACAAATCAGACAATTCTCCGATAACCAACATGTCTATGTTTATAAACGTTTCTCTGTATTCCTGCAATAGTTTACTGTAACTTTCAGTTCCCTGTTTACCCTTTACGGTTTCAAGGTACTGCTCCGTGTTTTTTAAACTTTCTTTCTTTTCTCCAGTTAGATTCCTGTTTACAGTTCTTTTACTTTCCCTATTGTTTTTCCTCACTTCATTTTCGTTTAACTGTGAATCGTTACTACTCTTGCTACCAGTGTTTGACGATTCATTATCAGTTATTTCTCTAGCGTTTGTTAGATATGTTCCGTTTGTAAGGTCGGATACGCTACCTTGCGGGGTGTCTGAATATTTGTCTAAATGATTTGTGTTATTTTCGCTTGTATTTGAAACACTACCGTTGTTCGTTCCTTTAGAACTTTTTTCTGTATTTTCATTATCTGAATACGCTTCACTCACCCCAGAAGTTTCACCGTTAGTTTCTACAGAATTTTTATCTCCTGTGTTAGCACCCTCATGCTTTCTTGTAACATCAACATCGTACAAGGGGTTAAACTCTAAAAGTGCGCTCTTGTACAATTGGTTGTAGTAAGGCATTATTTCATTCATTTTGACATTTAGCTTTAATTTCCATAGCCCCACTGTTTCTAATCCTATTTCCCTAGTGTAGAAATGCTTTAAAATCTTTGTTTCAATAACACTCCTGTAACTCTCATCAAAAATAGGAAAATCAAAATCAAAAATTTTTTCTTTTGATTTTTCAATTACTTTTTCTATCTGGGAGTAGCCAACGCTTGCTGTAAGCCCGCTATAGCTTTCACAGATAGTGCGAACTTCTGTGGTATATTTTGCCATTATTCATTCACCTCCTTTTCATTGTCATCTGTGATTTTTTCTAAATCATAAATCTGGTAATCTTCTCTATAGTCTACACTTATATTAGTCCCGAACATTTCATTGATTTTTTCACACGCTTCTCTGCGCGCTTCTAATCTGGGATATCTGTTTGCAATAACACCACCTTGATTTCTTTGTACTTCATCCTGTAACATTCGTTCTTTTTTCTGAACATTTACATTTGAAATACCTAGATATGTAAGTGCTTCGTTCCAATATTCCGTCTTTAATTGATACAATCTATCAGCAACATATGGGGCATCTGTTTTTAAGACTTTTAGTCCGTTGGTATTTAACGATTTATCACCAAAGATAAAAGGCTCATTTCCGTCATACTGCATATACAAATTTTTCATAGTAAGCCTTTGTGCTTCATCACACAGTATCAACACAGGTGTTTTCTGGGCATTAGCGTTTACGTCAATAGCTCTGTCTAAATTTGCTAGACGACGTGAAAACATTTGTATATCAAGCATTGAATTTGTTCGTAACATATTGTTGAAAATTATAACAGAATTGGTTTCGTTTAGAGCATTGTTGTACCCATTAGTCGCATATGCTCTCCTGTATTTAGGTACACGGTAAACATCTAAATTACCACCAATCATACATTGTAAGCACAAATAATCAAGCACTTCATCTTTAAAAAATACTGCCATACCGTCACTAAATAGTGTTAGTTCCAGAAAACGTTTGTCAATGGTAGGCGGAAGATTTTTCCATTCAAACATACTAATGGCTAGTTCTGTTAGTCTGTTGTAGTACTGCATATATGTGGCTTTATTCAAATTAAAGAATTCGTCAAATCCTGTGTTTTTATTTGTTTTTCTTCTACTCATATTACACCTCCTTACTCTGGCGAGTTATCGAGTGAATAGTCACCTATTTCACTTCCGTTTTTCCAATACGTTATGCCCTTATCGTGTATGTTACATATAGTACGCATGTCATCACACGGTATACTACCTGTTATTACACATCCTATTGTTTTAACGTAGTTCCAATGTGGTCTGCTTTCTATGTTAGGTATTTTAACAATATTACACGCATACCCGTACCTAGTAAAATAGTCGTCAATTATCTGTGCGAATTTTGCATTCACACTACATCGACCGCCATAAAACTGTTGTGTAAAGTTTGCTGTGTTTACACCGCCGTTGTTAAAAGTGCCTTTAGAAATGTCAGCACGAATCGAAGCTTGATACATCTGGCTTAAAATATTACTTACCTGTCCTATAGCGCTTGCACCAATTACAGCATTAGGCTGTGTACTATATTGCGCTCCCACTGCCGTTTGTCCTATACTTGCTATAGTATTTAACGCGATTGGCGCAGAATTTTGCGCTACCCACATTTTATAACTATCAACATTCCATGAGCAGACAGGATAATTATTTAATTGTATACTTTCGGTGTTTAGTGTGGTATACCCGCCAACTTCTGTATAGCCTTGTACCCCTTTATAACTGCATGGTCTAATGACAGCTGTAACTGGTTGTGTCACAGTTCCAACTATTTGAAAAACAGGTTTTCCGTCTGCGAAAAATTCGTATCTTAAAGATAATTCTCCTCCGCTCGCGTTATCAACGTGAAAAAAATTATACGGATATGTGTATAATTTTTTATTTTTTGGTAGATAGCCATTTAGCGTGTCTGTTTCTTCAATACCATTTAAAGTTATAAATGTGCGTGCGGCTGTTGCGCCATAACCTAAAAGATGTGTTTCTGGAATAACACCGCCTAAAAAAAGCTTTGGAAACATATATATTCCGATAATAGCTTCGGGCTTTTGTGTGTATTCACTTATTTTTGCATTTACACTTGTTATATCAGTGCTGGAATAAACCCATAATTTTGCTGACCCATAGATTCCGTCATACAATGTTCCATCTGTTGCGTTTTCCACATCGACTATTGCAATGCAAATACACATGTCACTCATCTGCGTAATAGGTGCATAACTATTAAAAACATACTCACCTGTTTCAAGAGGTTCGGGTTCAATGTGTTCACCTATACCATCTGTGGCAGTGTGTTCACGTTCAACAAAACATTGTTTCAACGAAAAATCAAACAGCCACGTTTGCATAACATCAAGTTCAAACGTCACCTCGCATACCCTGTTATTGACGTATTCAACTTTCTGTATAAAAGCATAAAACCATTTACTACCGTAATTGGTATTTTGAAACATTAGATAATTACAATCATAACAAGAATCCGCAGAAAGTCCAATTTTAGCAACACCACGTTGAACACGCTGATATGTATTGTTACTAAGATTATGCTTAGTCAAACTAGCAAAATAATTAGCCTGCTCGTCAGTATTGTAAAATAATATAGTGTGTTCATATGTGTTATCAAGTGGAACATTGTGTAACAATTTTATAGTTGTATTCGGTTCTATATACATCACATGACCTCCTAAATAATGGAGGGGGGAGAAGTCCCCCTCCTATTTGTTACACTACTGTAATAGTAGCTCTACCAGATTTTGTGCTATCATACACAGATGTTGCTGTAATGACAATTTTACCAGCAGCGTTAGTACCAATATCAACAACACCACTTTGATTTACTTTTACATTTTCACCACTTGTTACACTCCACACAACCGACTGTGGGGCAAAACCTGTTGTCTGCACAACAGCAGAAAGTTGTACTCTCTGTCCTGCACTTACATTAGCTGTAGCAGGTGAAACAGTTACGCTAGTAACTGTAGGTGTTGCCGGAATAAAAAGCGCATTGTTTGCAAAAGGCGAAACAGAAAAAGTTTTCCAAACATGATACCAATAGTTCCAATACAACCCCTCGCCATTGTACTGTTCAGTAAAGTTGTAGAAGTTGTCAAAAATCATAAACCAATCTTTGTCAACCATAATTGCAGGAATTGCGTCAAGTGCCTGTAAATCAGCTTTGCCAATTTCAGTGTAAGTTGGGTCATCACCAAATAACACATTTAATCTGTCAATATCTAAATCACCAAAACTATCTACAAGTACACGGTGTCCAGAAAATTCTGCCTTGTCCATGTTAAATGCAGAAGCTAATACCTCAACGTCCATTTCTGCGTCAAATTTACTGTTAATGAGTAAATATTGGTCGGTCTTTTTGGTGTGTGTCTGAACACCTGCTAAGTTGTACTTAGGTGAAAGGAACTCAAACTTGTTTGAAACACCCTTGATAGTGCTAACGATTGCTTTCATGTTTGCAGTTTCTACTGTTGGAATCGTAACAGGATATAAGTGACCGTTAATGATATGCTTAGCAAGCATATATTTCATTGTTTGGAACTCGTCATAGTTTGCTCCTGTATACATTGCGTCTACAATCTTTGCAATTAAATCAGTAATTCCCTGCCATGTTAAAAATGCCTGTCTTAACTGGTCATTCTGAATTGTCACTTTGTAATATTTCTGATAATTCATAATATGAAACGCAGAACGCACATCTGGAATTTCACGCTTGAATACCGTTGATTCTGCAACATTAGGGTCGAACTGATACGGCTTTGCAATATTGACAAAAATTTCCTCAATAGTTTCACCGAACTCAAGCATACCCTTTTTGAATGCAGACCACGGGTTGTCAAACATCTTTGATGTTACAAGCACTCTACCAATCCTGTTTACCAACGCACTAAGAAATTCATTCTGTAATGCGGGGTAGTCCATAATAATTGAACCAATTTCTCTAATACTTTCTGCGTCTGGTGTAGCAACAGGAACATAATCTTTATAGTTCTGCGTTGCGTTGTTTCTGATAACGTTTAAAACATTAACAGAACTGTTTGTGAGTGTTACAATATGTGGCTTTACAGGCATAGCTTATCCCTCTCTTTCTTCAAACAAATCGTCAAAATCTCTTTTTTCACCGTCAGTTTCAACATTTTCTTTCTGTTTCTTCTTAACTGTGGCGGGTGTGGTTTCTGGGTTGCCAGCGTTTCCGTCAAAAAATCTATCACGGTAACGTTTTTTCCAATTTTCGTCAAGTTCTTCATACTTTGATTTCCAATCGGTTTCATCTTTGGAACTCTGTTCAAGTGCAATATAGGTATCTGTTATATCTTCAATAAAAGCAATACTTTCATCGGAAGTGTCATCGCCAACATGCTCTTTAATACGGTTAAAAAATTCCTCTTTTCCTAACACACTCATTGTTATTCTCCTTTCAACATTTCATTTACTAACGTTTGTACAGCGTTGTAATCATACCCTGCGGCGGCTAATGATTCCTTTCTTGTTTCTCCGTTACCCCATTTTCCTGCGATAACTTCTTTTGCTAATTCTTCAACAGATTTTACATCGTCCTGCGCACCTAACATAGTGTTTACTGCGCTTTGAATAGCTGAGTAATCAAATCCTGCGGCAGATAGCGCTTCTTCTCTTTCCGCACCGTTGCCCCATTTTCCTGCGATAACTTCTTTTGCTAATTCTTCAACAGATTTTCCACTACTCTGAATAGGTGTATTAAATAATTCCTGCTCTGCTTTTCTTCTGTTTACAAGCCCTTGAAGTATAACACCGTTTGACTTACAATATAGTAGCATATCTGCACTTATTTCTTCGATTGAAGCTGCACCATTTCTTGTAAGTGTTATAATGTTCCCGACGTTGTAAGCAAAAGAAACAAGAGCGTCAAACTGGTTTTGATTAAAGTTATAATTACTCATGTACTTATTTACATGTGTAACAAACCTGTCACAATCTGCATACAGCAATGACGTTGCTTCTTCATCGGTAATAGTCTGGTCTTCTCCAACGTCTGAACCGTAATGACCATAGCCGATTGTGTAATACTCATCAGATTCCTGTACTTTATAAGCTGTAAGATTGCAACCCTCAAATTTTTTGATTAATTCCATACCACTTTTCGATAATGTTCTATTACTCATTGTTATCTCCTTTCAACTTTTTAAAATGCTGTTTTAGGTCTTCTGGTGCAATTTCTGGGTTTATGCGGCATATGTTTTCAATGATACTGCCAATTTCCATTGATATGATGTATACACAAAACATTGTTGAAACAGGCACTTGTACACCTAAATCAACCAATGATTGTGCGTAATCAATTAACACACCAAAGACTACACATATCACTGAACCAGATTTATGAAATAGACCCTCTCTCATAGCACTTGATTCAAAATTTTTCTGTTTAATAGCGTTCCATATTCCTGTGAAAATGTCAAGCAAAATAAACAGACCTGTTACCACGTAAATCATGTTATAACCTCCTTTCATATGCAATTATAGCATAAAGTTGACATTTTTGCAATAGTGTGATATAATTTATACATACTTTTTAAGGTGGTGAATATAATTGAATGAAACAAAGTACTATGATGGAACTAAATTATTGTCACTTACTGATATAAATGGCAATAAGCCAGAAATATATATGTGTACTACTAATCGGACAGGTGGAAAGACTACATATTTTGGTAGGCTGTGTATAAATAGATTTATAAATAAGGGTGAAAAGTTTGGACTTATATACAGGTATAACTATGAACTTGATGATATAACTGATAAGTTCTTCAAAGATATTGGTTCTTTGTTTTTTCCTAATATGACAATGACTTCAAAAAGGCGGGCTAGTGGTATATTCCATGAACTATTTTTAGATGAAAAATCTTGCGGTTATGCTTTTTCATTGAATAGCGCAGACCAGATTAAAAAATATAGTCACTTATTTAATGATATTGAACGCATGTTATTTGATGAATTTCAAAGTGAAACAAACCACTATTGTTCAGATGAAGTAAAGAAACTTTTATCAGTACATACTTCTGTTGCTAGGGGGCAAGGTGAGCAAGTTAGATATGTTCCTGTTTATATGCTTAGTAATCCTGTATCTATAATAAACCCATATTATATAGAAATGGGTATAAGTGAAAGATTGCGTGATAATACGAAGTTTTTAAGAGGTGACGGCTTTGTGCTTGAACAGGGATATGTAGATAGTGCTAGTAAAGCACAAAAAGAAAGTGCCTTTAATAGGGCATTTTCTAAGAACTCTTATGTAGCATATTCAAGTGAATGTGTGTACTTAAATGATAATAAATCATTTATTGAAAAACCAACAACCAAAGGAAGATATTTAGCAACGCTAAAATACAAAGGAACTTACTTTGGTATTAGAGAGTTTCCAGAAGACGGGATTCTATATTGTGATGATAAACCAGATACATCGTTTAACTTGAAAATTACAGTTACAACTGATGACCATGAAATAAACTATGTTATGCTTAAAAGAAATGATTTATTTTTATCAAACCTTAGATGGTATTTTGAACGTGGGTGTTTTAGGTTTAAGGATTTACGCTGTAAAGAAGCTGTGTTAAAGGCTTTATCTTATTAGGTATCTGTCTTTGTGGATTTAATCGAATAATGTGGGTAGCACACTTGAAAGATAGTGCCACAATTATTTGTCGGTTTCGCTGACCGCTTTTAAGTTGCAAAGGTTATAGATATAAAGTGTAAGGCAGGGTGCGAACTTTGTTCTCCCTGCCTTTACTATTAAAATTCAATGTTATCATAACATTCATTCCTGTATTTACATAACCAACATAAATGTTTGCACTCTCCCCTTATCCATTTTATATAAAATATTTTTATAAATCTTTTTATCATATTTATTTTACCTCATTTCATAATTTGTTTCTACTAATAGTACACCACCACGTATTCTTTTAGGCATCAATTTTCCCGGAACTTTTAAACCTACTTTAAAATCTTCTAGTTCTCTTTTTGTTGATAAAAATTTCAATTCTTCATCTGTATAGTTATCACCCTCTTTTGGTTCATATCCGTTCATAGATATTTCAAATAATTTTTTGCATTTCTGCGGCATACCTGCACACTTTATATTGTAATACGGTTCTTCAACGGGTATACAATCTTCGTGTGTAATGTGTTCAATATATGTCTTTTGTCTGGTAAAAATACCAACGTCCCAACAAGATTCTAATTTCCAACAACAAAAATTTTTGTTATGAACTGTTATCCCTTTTATTTCTGCTGGTTCAAGGTCACAATGTATACTATCTGTGTCTGCGTAAATAAACCCTCTTTCATTTACACCGTGGTAATTTTTCTGTGCGGCTCTTATTGTAAAATTTCTTGCATATGATGTTATTGCAGACCCTACAGGTATGTAACCCGCTTTTTTATTGCTTTCTTTAACAGGGAGAAATCCTATAGATTTATCCTCTTTAACGTAAGCAAGTTTAAAGCTACTATCTGGGCTACTTGCCATTTTACCGTACAAATTATTGAGAAATAATTTAGCTGATTCACGAAGCGCCCCTTTATTCTCCATTTTAATCTTCTTGTATTTCTCTATGTAGTCATCAAATATTCCTACTTGTGTGTAAAACCAACAGCCGTCTAGTATTTCAAAGTCTACTAATTCATAATGTTCTTTTAACAACTCATAATCTGTCATTGTCAATGTCAATTCTACCCTAGTATCATGTTCTTTTCCATTTGTATCTATGTAAGTGCTGTAATACTTTCCTGTTTTAAAATCATAAACGTCTGATGAATCTAAAGCTTCTGTACCTTTGTACAAAAACGACCCCTTTATTTGTATAAATGGTAACATACCGTCTTTTAAATAAAACCTTGTTTTTATTCGCACAAAATAATATGTATTATCCTGCAATGCTTTATCTGGTATATAGTTTCCGTTCCAGAAGCACGGTTTACCAACAGGATACCTATTACCAGATTCACTTGACATCATACTAGGATACAACGAATTTACATCTGCTGTCGTACCTTTATAATATTTTTTATTCTCTTTACCTTTTACTAAATAGCACCAACCTCCTTTATATGAATGCCTAAGCCATTCTCCAGCGTTTGATTCTTTGTATATAGCTGGCTCTAGTTCAAACTGGTACACGTCTGGAAAAAACAATTCATAATCATCTTTACCCATTATTCTTTTATATTCCTGTAAACAGCATGAACCTATTGTCAGTTCTGTGTGTCCTTGTTCAAACATTATTTCTAATGCTTCTTTTACTACTAATACGTCATTAGCAATATATTTTTTCTCATCATCTGTTATGGTACAGCCTGCGTACCTAAAACCTACATATTCCATGTCAAGTTTTTCGTGCTTAGTTCCGAAGCTTTCACCGATTCTTTTTACACTAAAAGGTAGTAATTTCAAACTATCCCTTATTTCGATGTAGTGACCGTGCGTATGAATTATAATAGTGTACCACATTCCCTTATCGGATATGCTGTATTTGAATGAGTTGTTTGGCATATCTCTTTCTTTCAACCATTGTACTTGATTTTCTTCAACTCCTATCTTTTCATATGCTTGTTTAAACTCTAAATCTACTAGTAAATATGATAACCAGAAACCGCCGTCAAATTTTAAGTTGTGATAGTACACTACAATGTTGTCATTTAGAGAAACAAAATAGTTAAACTGTTCATCTATGCTATTAAAAATATGTACATCTTCCGTAAATAATTCCACACTAGCGCTTGCCCACACTTCTGTATTTACCTGCCCTTTATACACAGTAGTTTCAAAATCGCCCATGAAATAGCGATATTTACGCTTTTTCATCTTCTACAATATAACCCAATTCATTATATTCAAATTTATCCATTAGGTCTTTTTTATACTGAATTGTAACGTCTGGTGCATATTCAATGAGCGAAGTTGCAAATTCTGATATTGCTGTGCCGCTGTCATAAGTGTGTCTATGTAAATACTCATGGAACTGTTGGGGCATATTTTCTAACGCTGTAGCCACACCGTCCTCGCCTATGTCATGGATAAGTGTGTTTATTAATGGTAATACCATTTCATATATTGCGGGCGGGAAACCTAAGATATATGATTTAAACCTTTGTATAACATTAGCAGAAAAACTCGGTAAATATTGCGGTTCTGTGTGTGTACGCTCCTGTTTCTTTCTAGTTATTTCTTGTTTTATTACAGCCTTATTTCCTTTTACAGGTATTATTTCACCTGTTTCCTCGATAAGAAATTTACCTTTTTGCCTTATCAATTCGGGCGTTATCTTTGCTAATCTTCGCACACTTGCTTTTGTTATTCTTTTAGGTTTTTTTGGTAATATGTCTTCTGAAAATATGTACCCCTGTTTTTCCGCTCTCCGTATAGCTTGTTTTAATCTTTTTCTTTGTTTATCGTACTCATTTTTTGCCGGTGTTTGCTTTCCTTTAGGCATGCTGACACCTCCTTATAAATATACCCCTCTATTACTAGAGGGGTAGCCTATGTTACTGTATGCTACAAGTGATGAAATCTTTGCCCTTATAATTTTTACTAGGCACTCGATAAACTTTGACAGCCCATTCTTCACCTGTTTCGTCGCGCATTTCTTCGTAAATATTCATAAAACTTGTCCAAAAACTTTCTGACCCTGTTGTATACTTTGTGCCGCCCTCGTCAACTACAACATAAACATTATAATCACCGTTTTCAGACTTCTCATTATGAATTGCAAGCACTGCGAACATTGCTGGGTTAATAATAACTTCCTGTCCCTGTGTTACTTCATCAAGTTTAATAGCATCTGTTGTGTCTTTAATTTTAACTCTTTCTTTATGTGTTAACTCTGTAGAACACTGAACGATTTCTACTGTATAACCTGTTAATGCCATATTTTACCTCTCTTTCTTATTCTTCACATGCTGTCTTTTCATCGTCTTCATCTGCAACAATTGGTTTTCTTGTTTTTGGGTCAAGAATTGTAGCCGTTTTAATAAATAACCGTTCTTCCATTCCATACAAAAACTCTACTTCTTCCTTGTGAACAATGTGAACCGCCTTTACATCGTCGGTGTCCACTTCTTCCCGCACTTTTTTCATTAATGACTTCTCATCTTTGAAAGTTCTAGGGAATGAAACAAGCTTGTTAAAAGGCTCGGCTGTTAAAGTGTTTAAGCACAAAACATTAGCTTGTGTGATAGTAATACTTCTTGTTACCATAGGTGTTCTTGCCATAATTTTTCTCTCCTTTTGTTTTTTTGGCTTTTTTGTCGTGAGTGATAGTTTTTTTACATTCTCATCGTCATTAGTTTTCACCTCCATATATATATTTTGAGATGGAATATAAAATAAACCCACATCTAACTTCTGTACATCATAACCGCATATGAGTTGTTCATATATTGCCTGTAAAATCACTATCACCTCACTTTTCATTGTTTTACAAGATAAGTTCTTTTTTCCTTACCTTGTAAAACAAGTATAACATAACATCACAAATAAATATACATACATAATGTAAACAATTTATGAACAAATTGTGAACAATTCTATCGGTTGCTTATTCTTTGCATAATAACACACCTGCTGATTTAATCATTCTAAAGTGCAATTTGTAAGTATAATTTTGGTAACAACCTAAAATATTTTGTTCTCCTATTCTTCGGGTTTTAATAGAATAGGGAGTTACCCCTATTCTATCGCCTTTCTAGTTTCGGGGTCAAGTACTTTTGCGTGTTCTATGAAATCTAACTCTGACATGCCGTAAAGTATTTCATTTTCAGCAATATCTTGAATTGCAACTACCTTGAATGTATCAGTTTCATAGTCTTTCTTTAGTGCTTTTAGCGCACTATCTGTGGTAGAATAGTTACCGGTTAAATGGTACAAATTGATTGATGTTTCAGCTGTTGTTACATCAATGCATAATGCTTCACATTTTGTTAAAACTACAGTCCTTGTCACCATTCTTTCTCTTGCCATAATATTTACTTTCTCCCCTTTACCCATGGGGGCTAGGCTATATTTGCGCTTATTGCGCTAGCGGTAGGGGCGGAATCGAACCGCCCATATAACCGTTCTACCTGTTAACCCATATCAGATAGCTGTTATTTGCTGTTTCATACCTCACGATATTCTCACCATTCAACTCACCAATCCATGAGCAAGTAAACTGAAAAGAATTAAAAGAACAGATTCCAAAACCCATGCTGTTTTTGGTTTTTAGATACTCGTTATAGCAATGATTATAAGCATTAATCTTTGCCTGTGATGGGTTATTATAAACTTCCTCAAGCGTGAACGCGATACAGCGCGAAGCGCTATTAAAAATTTTCCTACCCTTTGCCGAACTATAATTCAATTCTATCATAAAATTCACTTTCTCCCCTTATCCCATGGGGGCTAGGTCGTATTCTG